TTAGAAGATACAAACTTTGCTACTATAACTGGAACTGGCAATTCTGCATCAACTAATAGAGTATATGGTGTTGATGAGTTTGAGCAAACTGCTGCTACTCAAAGTGGGTCACAGTATGCTGCTGCACACGCAGGTTGGGTAGGAGTTCATACATACATTGATACTCACGGAAATCTTAGAGTTAAGAGTGAAGTTCTCGTTGCGATGTCTGGAATTAGCACTTCTGCATTAGGAACATACACAGCAACTGGTGATGCTGATGATGATGCAGTATATGCAGACAATTACATTACGATTAGTGCTCAACCATCAAATAGTGTTGGAATTGCTACAACTGTTGCAACTACATTCGCAGTTACTGCAGCAGCAAATGATTCTGCAGCACTTTCTTATCAGTGGCAGTTCTCAACTGCTGTTGGAGCAGCATTTACCAATGTTACTACTGGATTGCTTGGTGGTCTTATTTACACCAACCCAACTACAGCAACTCTTGGTATTGCGGCAACAACTACAACTGCCAACAGACCTAATGGTTACTACTATAGAGTTAACATTACTACTGCTGCTGGTGCTGCGAAGACATCTGATACAGCAAGACTTACTTATGCGTAATTGATATATGAGATTTGATGAGTTGAATGAAGACAATTATTTAATGTTTGCTATTAAACATTATGATAATCCACAATCACTGACCCAAGATGATTTTTATGAGGATTTGAAAAGATTTAATTGGATTAATAGATTGTTGAAAAAATATAAATCATCTGGGTCATTGAATATTCATTTATTAATTAATCATTTTATAATTCTTTATAATGTTTTTGGTGATGCTACAACACCATTATTATTTTATAAAATTGATAGTCAATTTTGGAGCATCATTAAAACATTTATTATTTACTTGGGAAGACTTCCGGAATATCCAAAAACTGAAGTTCATAATATACCAATAGATATAGATTTCCTAAAGCAATTAAATGTGGTCTAATGGATAAAGTAGATAGATTAATTAATATTGTTCGTAATCTTAAAGAGGAAGGAGCATCTCCTGTGATTGCTAATTCTACAAATAACCCAAATGGACCTGTTAATATTGCGGGACTTCCCCCAGACCAACCTCCTGTTGATTTAAGAAAGGGCAGAAAAAGATATTGGAATCCATTCTTTAAAGATCTTGCGAAAATGCAAAGAAGAAAACCTCTACAATAATTAGGACAATGTTTAACCCATCATCAACAGAAACAAAAATAGCTTTACTCGAAGAGCGTATTAATGTTTATGAACAGATGATGGAACGAATTGATACCGCAATTCAAAAGATTGGTGAGACAAGTCAAAATATTAGTCAAATGTTAGCTGTCCATAATGAAAAGATTGAGCAGTGCAATAGAACAGACAATATTATTGTTAAAATGATTGAGGATATTAAAGAATCTTCAAAACAACAACACGAAGCAATTAGTAGAGAACTTGGGGAAAGAATAGAAAAAGTAGAAGAAAAGGTAGAAGGAATTTCAAAATTTAGATGGCAAATACTGGGTGGTTTGGCAGTTGTTGCAATCATTATCAAATTTGCTCCACCAGTTCTTTCCTTCTTGACACCACAACAAGAACCAAGTAGAATAGAGAGAATGAAGTAATATTCTTTTTGTAATGAGTTTAATTGATTCCAAATATGTTGGACTTGTTTCTTCCAGATTGCAAAAATTTAAACAAGTAAAAACTGGTCTTTATAATTTTAGATGTCCTTATTGCGGAGATTCTCAACGACACAAAAGTAAAGCAAGAGGATACATTTATAAATTAAAAAATGACCATAATTATAAGTGTCATAATTGTGGGATTTCAAGAACATTCACAAATTTTTTAAAAGATTTTGATGTTGTCTTATACGATCAGTATGTGATGGAAAGGTATAAGAGTGGTATTACGGGCAAAAATTCCAACACTCCAAATCCAAATTTTCAATTTGAAAAAACTGTTTTTGAAAAAAAACATAAGATAAATCTACCAACTATAGCAGAACTAAATACTGAGCATCCAGCAAAAGTCTATTTACAGGATAGAAAAATTCCAGATAAATTCTTAAATCAATTATATTATTGTGAGAATTTTAAGAAATGGACAAATGAGCAAAAATATACTTTTGAATCTATAGATCAAGATGAACCAAGAATCATCATTCCTCTCATAAACAATAGGGAAATCATAGGGTTTCAAGGTCGTAGTTTAAATAAAAATTCTAAAATTAAATACATTACAATTATTTTAGATGAAAATCAACCAAAGATTTATGGTCTTGATAATGTAGATTGGAACAAAACTGTTTATATCACAGAGGGTCCAATTGATAGTATGTTTATTGATAATGCTATTGCTATGGTTGGTGCTGATATTGATAAGATGTTTTTAATAAGTAATTTTAATGTTGATTTTGTAATTGTTTATGATAATGAAAAGAGAAATAAACAAATTGTGGAAAGAATGGAAAAAGCAATAGACCTCAAATTATCTATTGTGATATGGCCATCAAATGTCAATGAAAAGGATATTAATGATATGGTTCTCTCTGGACTTGACGTTAATAGTATGTTAAAATCAAACAGATATTCTGGTTTAGAAGCAAAAGCAAAACTTATTAGTTGGAAACGAGTATGAGCAACGGATTAAAAGTTAAAAAAAGAAATGGTTCTATTGAGTCACTTGATCTTGATAAAATGCATTTAATGGTAGAAGAATCTTGTAAAAATCTTGCAGGGGTTTCTGCATCTCAAGTTGAAATGCAATCTGGAATTCAGTTCTATGATGGAATTACAACTGCAGAAATTCAAGAGATTCTTATTCGTAGTGCATCTGATTTGATTGATTTGGAACATCCAAATTATCAATATGTTGCAGCAAGATTGCTTTTGTTTTCTCTAAGAAAAAGTTTATATGGTGGTATTAGTTGTACTTCTGATCTATATGATCACATTATCACTTGTACAAGTAAAGACATCTATGATAGTCAAATACTAACAAAGTATTCTAAAGAAGAAATTGATAAAGTAAATCATTTTATTGATCACGAAAGAGATATGCTTTTTACTTATGCAGGTCTCAGGCAAGTGATTGATAAATATTTGGTGCAAGATAGGAGTTCTGGAAAAGTTTATGAAACTCCTCAATTTATGTACATTATGATTGCTTTGACTATTTTTGCAGAGTACCCAAAAGAAATTAGATTGGAATATGTCAAAAGATACTACAACGCAATCTCCAAACATAAAATCAACATTCCCACACCTATCATGGCGGGAGTGCGAACTCCACTTCGACAATTTGCTAGCTGTGTGCTTGTTGATGTTGATGACACCCTCGATAGCATCTTTAGTTCTGATATGGCTATCGGCAGATATGTTGCACAAAGGGCGGGAATCGGCATCAACGCAGGTCGAATCCGTGGCATCAACAGTAAAATTAGAGGTGGAGAGGTACAACACACAGGTGTGGTCCCCTTCCTTAAAAAGTTTGAAGCAACTGTGCGATGCTGTACACAAAACGGCATCAGAGGTGGTTCTGCTACAGTCCACTTTCCTATCTGGCATCAAGAAATAGAGGATATTCTTGTATTAAAAAATAACAAAGGAACCGAAGATAATCGTGTTCGCAAGTTAGACTACAGTATCCAAATTAGCAAACTGTTCTATGAACGATTCATCCGCAACGAAGAGATCTCACTCTTCTCTCCGCACTCTGTTCCTGGTTTGTATGATGCTTTTGGCACTGATAGATTTGACGAGTTATATGTTCGTTATGAACGAGATGAGTCTATTCCAAGAAAAACTATCGGTGCTCAAGAACTCTTTCTGGACCTCCTGAAGGAACGTGCAGAAACTGGTCGTATTTACATTATGAATATCGATCATTGTAATTCTCACTCTTCCTTCATGGATAAGGTTGAGATGAGTAATCTTTGTGTTGCTGGTGATACAAAGATTAAAATCAAATACCCAAAAGCAATATATGATGATATTGGAGAGATTTATGATTGGAAAGTTTATGAAGAAGAAATTGAGATTGGAGATCTGGATGAATATATTAGTTCCAGAGAAATTGGAGTTATGTCTTATAAAGTAAGTGATAATGATCCTTGTGAGGATGTTCCTCAAATAGAAGTTCTTTCTTATAATACAGAAACTAATCAACAAGAATGGGCACCTATTACAGCATTTGCCGAAACATCACCAAAAGCAAAGGTAATGAAAATTACTGATGAAGAAAGTGGTAAGAGTATCGTAGTTACACCAGAACATAAAGTATTCACAAAAAATCGTGGGTATGTGATGGCAAAAGACCTAACCGAAACTGATGAATTGGTAATCAACTAATATGATAGGAAGTGTAATTTCCATATCTTATAAATAGTTATGAGATTACACTTCCTATAATGAAAACATATATTGTTTATAAAATTACCAATAAAAATAACGGAAAATCTTACATAGGAAAAACTGAATACTCATTAGAACATCGTTGGAATCGTCATTTATCATCAGCAAGAAATGGTTCTAAATTTAGATTTCATTCTTCTATTAGAAAATATGGGGAAAATTGTTGGGACTTATCTGTGATTGAAACTTACCAAACTGAAGATGAAAACTTTATTAATGAAAAGGAAACTCACTTCATTAAACTCTTTGAAAGTGATACTAAAGGTTATAATGCCACTTCAGGAGGAACTGGTGGATGGATGCTTCCAAGATGCTCACAGGAGGTTCAGGAAGAGTGGAGAAATGGTATTTCCATAAGAACTACTGGTTATAATAATCCAAACTATTCTGGATACACTGATGAGGAACTTATAGAAGTAGGTGTAAAGTTTGCTAAAAAATATGGATTTATTGGTGGAAGACAAAGAATAGTTGAGTTTGCTATTAATGAATTGAATATTAAGTTTCCAAAACATTTTTCTAAAAATAGATTTGGTGGGAAACATAAAAACTTTTATAAATCTATTGAAGAACAAACTGGATTGGTGTATAATCCTTATTATAGAGACGAAACTCAAAGAACACTTGCTAAACAACTTTTAGAACAAAACAGGAGAAAAAAATGCTAAAGATTGAATATCTTGAAGAAGAAATCCCAGTCTATGATATTACTGTAGAAGGAACACATAACTTCTTCGCAAATGATATTCTGGTCCATAATTGTCAGGAAATTACACTTCCTACTGCTCCTCTGCAACACATTGATGATCCTGAAGGTGAAATTGCTTTGTGTATTCTTTCTGCAATTAATGTAGGTAAAGTAAAATCTGATGAAGAGTTTGAAGAACTTTGTGATCTTTCAGTTAGAGGACTGGAGGAACTGATTGATTATCAAAACTATCCAGTTGAAGCAGCAGAGATCTCAACCAAGGCACGTAGGTCTCTTGGAATAGGTTTTATTGGTCTTGCACACTATCTTGCTAAACTTGGGTATAAGTATGACTCACAGGAGGCATGGGATGCTGTTCATGGTCTTTCTGAATCATTCCAATATTTTCTTTTGAAGTCATCTAACCAAATTGCTAAAGAGAAAGGGGCATGTAAATATTTTAACAAAACTAAATATTCACAGGGAATTCTTCCAATTGACACCTACAAGAAAGATGTAGACGAACTTTCCTCCATTCCATATCAACATGATTGGGAAACTTTACGTGCCAACATTCAGGCATATGGTTTACGACATTCAACATTGTCCGCACAAATGCCATCGGAGAGCAGTTCCGTTGTGTCAAATGCAACAAATGGAATTGAACCACCCAGGGGATTCTTGTCAGTTAAAAAAAGTAAAAAGGGACCACTTAAACAAATTGTTCCCCAGTATGGAACTCTTAAAAATAACTATACGCTTTTGTGGGATATGCCTAACAATATTGGGTATATTAATATTGTTGCAGTTATGCAGAAATTCTTTGATCAAGCAATTTCTGGAAACTGGTCCTATAATCCAGAGAATTATGAAAATAATGAAGTTCCTGTGTCAGTGATGGCACAAGACCTTCTTAATACATATAAGTATGGTTGGAAAACATCTTATTATCAAAATACATATGATAATAAGACTGATGAAATTAAAGAATCATCTAAAGGTGTTAATGATTTAATTGAGGAAATTTTAAGTTTAAAAGGAGAAGAAGATTGTGACAGTTGTAAAATTTAGAGTTAATTCAAAAAAAGAAATACAGGGAATGACAGTATTTAATACTTCTTACGTAGACTCCAAAAAACAACCAATGTTTTTTGGATCTCCACTTGGAGTTCAAAGGTACGATTCATATAAGTATCCAGTCTTTGATAAATTAACTCAACAACAGTTGGGATATTTCTGGAGACCAGAAGAAGTTTCTTTACAGAAGGATCGTGCTGATTATCAAACTCTTCGTCCAGAACAAAAGCACATCTTTACTTCTAATTTAAAATATCAAATTCTTTTAGATTCAGTTCAGGGTCGTGGTCCTGGAATGGCATTTATTCCTTATTGCTCTCTTCCTGAATTGGAAGCTTGTATGACTGTGTGGGAATTTATGGAAATGATTCATAGTCGTTCTTATACTTACATCATTAAGAATGTTTATCCAGACCCCTCTGAAGTATTTGATTCCATCTTGAATAATGATAAAATTTTAGAAAGAGCATCCTCAGTCACAGGAGCTTATGATGATTTTATTAATTCTGCACAACAATATGGAACATCTAATGATTGGATTTTTGCACAAGAGGGTGCTGGATATGCAAAAGAAAGTAGAATTGAATTAAAGAGAAAACTTTATAGGGCAATTGCCAATGTCAACATTCTCGAAGGTATCAGGTTTTATGTCTCGTTCGCTTGCAGTTTTGCGTTTGGTGAACTCAAACTTATGGAAGGATCCGCTAAAATTATCTCTCTCATCGCAAGAGACGAAAATCAGCACCTTGTTATTACTCAAAACATCCTCAATAAGTGGCGTGAAGGGGATGATTCAGAAATGCAACAAATTGCTAAAGAAGAAGAGGAATGGGTAAGAGGTGCCTTTGAGAATTGTGTAAATGAGGAAAAGAGGTGGGCAGAGTATCTGTTCAAAGATGGTTCTATGATTGGTCTAAACGACAAACTTCTTTGGAGTTATGTTGAATGGATTGCAAACCGTAGAATGAAGGCAATTGGACTCAAACCACTCTATGATATTTCTGCAAAGAATAATCCACTTCCTTGGACTGAACATTGGATTTCCTCTAAGGGACTTCAAGTTGCTCCACAGGAAACGGAAGTAGAATCTTATGTGGTTGGTGGCATTAAGCAGGATATTACAAAAGATTCTTTTAGTGGATTTAAACTCTAAAATTGTA